TTTTCTTTTTAAACATCTTTAGCCATCTCTTTCGGAACTGCTTGTATATTCCAATGTATAAATCTAAATGGTTCAATACCAAAGTCTACCGCATACTCATGTTCTAAATATCCTGGGAATATAATTAATGTTCCTGGTTTAGGTTTTATATGAAATTGTTCGTGACCTGGCCATACACCTTTTAAGTTTGGTTTCATATGTAGTTTAGTTGTTCTTGCGCCAGTCTTTGGTTCGTGAAATATAGGATATGATGTTTTATCACTACATTTTAAAAAATAAAATCCCGATACGTGTTGGTTCCAATGTATATGTGCACTGTGATGTCCACCACCTTTTTTAGCAAACTCTTGCACCCACAACTCACTAAACATAGTTGTGTATTTAGACATATCATAACCTTGATGGTCTAGATACTCCCAAGATTTCTGACCAATGTAATTTCTAAA